AAAAGTATATGGGTAAAGAGTATGATAGCACAGCTGATTTAAACGCTTCGGCTACTGATTTCTATACACAAATCAACGACCCTAAAATTAGACCGGTTCTAGTAACAAGCAGTAAACTAAAAAGGAAAACAAAAGCAAACGATACTTTATTTCAGTACCAAATAGAAATAGAATATAGTAAACCTATGACTTCACAAGGCGGATAATATGAATGACGATTTACAATTACTAGTATACCCGGGAAAGACAGGAGTTTTCTCAGATAGTACAAGCACTATACAACCGGAGATATTAAATGGCAATCCAGGTTTTACTTTACCTTTAGGAACGGGACAAAAGTTTGCCTCAGATACACCTTTAGAAGATAGTATCTATACCAATGCACCAACGCTAGGTGTTTGGACACCATACGGACAATCTGCTTTTAATGGTAGACCGGAAATAGAGATACCCGAAATCAATGCTCAGAACCAATTAGTTTTTAATTGTCCGGCAAATGGCTCCTCAACAGCAAATGAGGGTTATTCGGGTATTTATACTTTACTAAACATAACTCCCGGAATGGACTATCAATTAGAGTATGATGTTATACAGGGTGGTTGTCAATTCCAAGGACCTAATGGTTTCCTTTGGATGGGTGACCCTCCCGGTGGACCTCCTAGTAGTTGGGCTGACGCTAACACTTCTCCTAATACTATGTTTCAAGACGGTCTATCTTTAGCTACTGCAAACAATGGTATATGGTCGGGCGGAGCTTACATTCCTTACCAAGAAGTTCACTATCTAGCTGAAAACGTAGGAGTTCCGGGTAATCAGTTTGCAGTTTTCGTTATGCAATTTGGAGATGGTATGTGGGGGAAAGATGTAGCAGGTGGTTGTGGAGGTTTTGGAACTATTTTTGAACCTATAATCATAGACAATGTTAGAATACTAACAGGGAACATGACAACGAACACAACAACTACAACGGAAACTTTTGAAACTAAACCTCAAATGTGCGACTTATACCCGGACGAAGTAGTTCCGTGCACATTCCATGTAGACGACTTTACTAAAGCAGGAGAAAAGAGAACAAATTATTCTCAATCTTTTAAGCTACCTAACACAAAGAGGAACGCTAAGATATTCGAAAGTATCTTTGATTTAAATGTTAATAGTAATTTCAATCCTCATACATATACAAAGGCAGTTTTAAGACAGGGTAGTAATAATATATTCGACGGATATTTGAAACTTAACTCCGTAACTATGAAAGATGGAGAAGTTATGTATGATGTTAATTTATTCTCAGACGTTACTTCTATTAAAGACCAACTCTCAGACATAACATTAGATGACTTAGATTTCTCAGAACTAGACCACGATTACACAGTTACAAATGTTACAGCCTCTGAAACGGGAGCCTTAGTTTTACACAATCCGTTAGCAGCAGGCTCGTTTGCAGGTTCTTCCGGTGCTACAACTACTGATGTGTTGAGATACCCTTTATGTAATTGGAACCACAACGTACCAAATACCGGTATTATTTATAACCCCATTGAATTAGAGGAGCTATACCGCCCGTGGATGAGTATAAGATATTTAATAGATAGAATTTTTGATGTAACAGCCTATACCTATACGAGTAATTTTATAACGTCCGGCTCCGATATAAATAATCTTTATATGGATATGAATTGGGGTGGAGGTATAGAGGGAGGAGTAGGAGCTTATTCTACTTCATTCGACGCACAATGTTATCAGAACTCCGGTAGCGGTTGCAATAGATTTAATGTCCCTGCCCATGCAACTAATTATACTAGGTTACCTTTAAACATAGCAGTACCAAGTGTTGGGTGGTGGGACACATCTACAAGTGAGTTTACAGCACAAGATGATGGGACAGTAGTTGAGTGTTCTTATTATTTCAGAATTTATTATGAAAAAGCTAATGTAACAGGAGATTTCAGAGTAAGACACAATAGCTCAGTTGCTACTCAGACCGACCCGTTTGACACAGATACTTGGTCGTCCGGCTTTAATAATAACGAATATTCTTACCATGATGTACAAGGCTCATTTATAATAACTTTAGACGCAGGGGAAAAACTTTGGTTTGAATATAAATCAACAAATGATTACCAAGTCTTTGCACCTTATTGTAATTATAACGACCCTGGACCTAGTGTTTGTGATTGTCCTACCTCAGTTGGAACTTGTTGGCACCCATGTCCCGGTGAGAATTGGGCGGGCTACACAGGGTTTCATACACCGGATTGGATGCCTGCAGCTCCCGTTCCTTTATCTTATTACTACGTACCTACGAGCTACGCTAGTTTTCAAGTAACAGGGGGTGCAGGGGGTGTTGGAGAATTTATGATGATGAACCGAGGGAGTATGACCTTGTGGGAGATTTTAGAGGGGGTTATCAGAAAGTTCAATCTTGTCATAGAAGCTAATGTTAATGACACAAATAATTTAATAATAGAACCTTATACTGATTGGGCTAGTACAGGTATAATGCACGATTGGACTGATAGATTAGATGAAACAGAGATAAAACATTCTCCGGCAAAACTTAATAAGAGTATTTTGTTCCATGATAAACTAGATGAAGACATACCTAACAAAATATACCATGAGGGGTTTAGAGAAATTTACGGGCAGTTTTTATTTACCTACCCTGCTAACGATAACGGGCAAGACCAAGATGTTGTTACTACTCCTTTTGCACCTACGCTTATAGAAGCTTACACAGGTTGGCACGCTAACGACCATTTCCCTAGTATATACGGATATAATGATGATGGGACTACATCTGATATAGATAATGAGCCACGACTTTTATATAACAATGGGGTTAAGACATTATCGGGTGGATATAATATATTAGTACCGGCACAAAATGGAGTTGCGGCTGCAATGAAAACTACTTATTTACAGTTCTCACATTATAGTGCTTACCCACCTGCAACCGGAGATATGAATTATAATTGGGGAAGTGCTTATACGACAACAGGAGTAACACAACCTAATCTTAATTTAGTCACAAAATACTATATGTCTTACCTTTTAGATTTATACGACAAATCAACAAAAATTGTAAATCTTAAATTAAAACTTTCGCAAAGCGATATTTGGTATTTTAAATTCCAAGATACTATTTTATTAAAGAGTAAAGAATATAGAGTTAACAAAATAGATTTTATACCAAACGGACTTAGTAAAGTAGAACTTATATCAATTAGATAATGGCTCATAGAAAAAAACAAAAAAGCTTTGGAAAGCTCACAGCTTCACTAAGAGGAAACTATTGGACATGGGTTGTAGATAATGGAGCGGATAGGTCGTTCTCAGAAGTTTCTTATGGAACACAAAAATTATGCAAAGAGGTAGACGGACATTGGGACAAGAAACATGGTGTTTGTAGATTAAGAGTTAAGCCTATAAGTAAATTGCTGAGAAATAGAAAAGCGTATAACAATGTAACTTCCGCAGGAAAAGATATAACTATAGATGATAGTTCAAATGTAATAGTTTCCGGTAAATCACATAAAATTGAAAACGCACCTAATAGTGTTGTTTATGGTGGAACACATGCAAAGGTTCAGAATGCAGGTTCAGTTGTGCAGGGAGGTGGCGGTTTTGGAAACGATAGAATAGGTGCTTGTCAAGTAGAACATCTAACTTTTTATGCTTTAACAACAGACGCTACACAAACTAATACCACAGATATACAATTAGAAAAGAACACAATATACACCTATACGTTTCATCTTAATAGGTTACAAGTGGGAGGTTCATCAGGGGTAGTAGGGGACCATTATTCTTGGGAGGGTTACACAGGCTCAATACATGTAGATAATACTTTAACTCTAGGGTTTCATAATAACACAGGAAACACATCTACATCAGGTGGTTCGTCAGGTTCTTTTGTTTTAGATTATGCAGATACTAGTTTAACAAAAGACGGGTTGATATCATTAAAAGTAACAGGAGAAGCTAATAAAAATTTACAATGGTTTGGCTACATGACTTTAATTAAAAATCAAGCCGACACATCAATATAAAATAGTATAAAATGGCAGATGAAAATATAGAAGTAGAAATAAAGGTAGACGGGAAAGACGCAACTACCGAAGTAAAGAAAGTCACTAACGCTGCTAATACAATGGGTAAGCAGTTTGCTGAGATGGGTAAAACTATATCGTCGGGGTTTGCATTAGCACATGGAAGTATGGCTATGTTCGGTAAGAACTCAAAAAAAATGAAAGAACTACAAACTAAGGTGCAAGGTGCAATAGCTTTAGTTATGGGGTTTAGAGCATTAGCAGAAAATAAAGTAGATTGGGCTATAATAAAAAGAACGGCTTCCGAAAATTTTTCAATGATAGTTACGAAAGCAAATAATATAGCGACTAAGATAGCTACAATGGGTTTTCGTTCATTCGGGGTTGCAGTAAAAGGAACTTCTCTTTCTTTCAAAGTACTTAAAGGTGCGATTATATCAACAGGGATTGGAGCATTGATTGTAGGGTTAGGAATGCTGATAGAAGCAATTATATCATGGACTGATAGCACGGACGACCAAGAGGCTGCAACTGAAAGGTTAAATTCTGAGCTAGATACACACTCACAAAGAATTGATAACGCCATAGATATTTATAGAGATTATCACGGAGTTACTGATAAAGCAGCTTTAAAGACGTTAGATTTAAAACAACACATAAAAAATGTATCGCAAGCTTATAATAAAAAGAAAGCAGAATTATCAAAGTTGATACAAAAATATGGACCTTATCATAAAGCTGTTACAAATGCAAAAGACAGTATGAAAAATATGAAAGATGAATTGTACGACCTTAATGTACAGCTTGTAGACCATGAAGCTAATATACGTGCAGTAGAAAAAGCTGAGGCAGATAGACAAGAAGCTAGGGATAAAAGGAAAGCTGCACAAGAAAAGCAAGATGGGTTAGAGGTAGACGCTAAAGAAACTTTAGAGGACATATTATTTGAAATAGAAATGGCAAGAGTGACAAAAGCACATGAAGAAAAGCTTTGGAGATTAGAGCAGAAAGCTGAGCAAGACATAAAAGAATTAGAAGATACTGAAAGCAAAGCAGCGTTAACAAAAGCAATTAATGACAAACTAGCTTTAGATGTTACTGACGTATGGGTAGCTCATTATGATAAAATGGACGCTTTGGCTAAAAAAGATACTAAGACTTCAGCGGATAATGCAAAGAAAAAAGTTAAGATAACAAATGACATGAATAATAGTGTTGTAAGCAGTATGTCGAGCTTAGCTTCTACAATGGGTGCAATGAACGACGACAACAAAGAGATGGCAGCTTTGAGTGCAATAATGAACACCTATGTAGCTATAAATAAAACAATGGCTTCTAGCTTACCTTACCCTGCAAATATTATGGCGTCAGTTGCAACGGGTATACAAGGTTTTGCAAACGTAAAAAAGATATATGAAGCTGATGGTGGAAGTGGTGGAGAGGTAGGCGATACGACAACTGCGGTAGAACCCGAAGTAAGAGCAGAAGTTGAAGCACCTAGCTTTAATTTCACAGGTGGAGGAGCAGAGCCAATGAGAGCTTATGTTGTTACAGATGATATGACCAATAACCAAGATAAATTAGGAGCAATTAGAAAACGTGCAACTTTATAAAAATAAAAAAATGAAAAGAAAACTAAAAAAGAAAAACACCCCTATTGTAGAGCTATTGATAGATGACGAATACCAAGAGTTTGCAATAGACGCAATCAGTTTAGTAACTACCCCTGCAATAGAGCAAGATTTTGTATACTTTAAGAAAAAAGAATATAATATGACTTTTGCAAAAACTGATGACGAAAAGAGATTGTTAATCAGTCCTGCCTTAATACCATATAAGCAGATTTATCGTTATGACGCTGATACTGATACAGATTATTATGTATATTTCTCAGCAGATACAGTCAAACGTGCAAGTGAGCTGTATTTAACACATAACAACCACCATAAAGCTACATACGAACATGAAAGCGAATTAAAAGGAGTAACAACAGTTGAAAGTTGGGTAAAAGTAGCTGATGAGGACAAGTCTAATCATTACGGCTATGACTTACCAATAGGCACATGGTTCGTATCAATGAAAATAGACAATGATGACGTTTGGAATGAAATAAAAGACGGAAATACTATAAAGGGTTTAAGCATAGAGGGGGTGTTTGTAGATAAAATGGAAAAGATGTCGCAAAAAACACCTACAAATGAGGATATACTTAGTGCATTAAATAAAATTATAAACGAAAACAAAATATAACATTTTTAATACCATTATATAGTATGAGCAGAGTAAGTGAGCAAATAAAAGAAAGAAAAAAGAACCTTAAAAAACATAAGGTTAATTTCAATGCAATAGATGAACTTACAAGGAAAATGTTAGAACAAGCAAGTAACGCAAAGAGGGCTATGGAATTGATAGGTGAGGCTGAAACACTTATATGGGACGCACAGGAGCTTACTAATTATGAACTAGACCAACCAATAGCAGATGATTATGTTACTATAAAGGGCACACTTGATGAGTTGGGTGTTGACACTCCACCAGAATTAGAGGAGGCAAACACACAATTTAGTAATAATACAGATGACTTTGACTTTGAGTTTGGTAATATGATGGGAAGATTAAACGGAAGATAAGATGGTACAAGGAGAAGACGCAATGGGCGGAGCTGAGGCTTTCTTAAAAGATTATAACTTAATATAAATAAAAACCAAAATTGTAAAATGAATTTGAAAAAACAAATTAGAATTGCTTTAGGTATTGATGAAGTAAAACTCCAATTCCAAGCAAAACTCACTGATGGAACGATAATCGTTTCAACGGGTGAAGACTTAGTAGCAGGTGGGGACGTATCAGTTCTTGCTGAAGATGGCACAACAATGCCTTTACCTGTCGGCAGTTATGAAACTGAGGACGGAGTAGCGTTTTCCGTAGAGGAAGATGGAGTAGTTGCAGAAGTAGGCTCCGGAGAAGAAGAAGCTGAAACTGAAGAAGTAGAAGCAACGTCAGACCATGACAGAGAAGCAGACGCAGAAAAAAGAAGTAAGAAAGCTGAAATGAAGAAGATTGTAGCTGAAATGAGAAGAAAGAAGAAGTTAGAGGAAGAAGCTGCACCTGTAGAAGAAGTAGCTGAGGAAGTAGTTGAGGAAGTTGTAGTAACAGTTGAGGAAGCAGTTGTTGAAATTGCAGAAGCTATTGACGCTGCAACTCCGGAAGAAGTAACACCTGAAGTAGCAGCCCAAGCAGCTGAAATTGCAGTTGAAGTTTTACAAGAGAAAGCTGAGGAAGTTCTAGCTGAGGTTGGAGAAGCACCTGCTGAGGGAGAAGAAATGAAAGCTATCTTATCTATGGTAAAGAAAACTATTAAAGCTAAAGACAAGAAACTTTCTAAAATGCACAAGCAAAATGCTTACTTAAAAAGAAAGATAAAGAAATTTGGTAAACGTCCAAGTGCAAAACCTGTAAATACTAAAAAGTTTTCTACTGATATGATTGGAACAAAATCTATCGTTCAAAGAAAAAGAGAATTTTCGGGTATGACTACTGAGGAACGTATTAAATATATGATAGAAAGAAGAAAATAATTTTAATTAAAAAAAAAGAATAAGAAATGGCATTAACAATTAACAACAGTACATACGCAGGCGAACACGCAGGTATATACATTGGAGCAGCACTTAACGCTTCTAAATCAATGGACTATTTAACATTGATTGAAAACATCAAACACAAAAAAGTAATTAACACTGTTACTGAAAGTGGTTTAATCAAAGCACAAAATTGTGACTTTACAAACGCAGGTGGGTTTACAACTGATGAGAGAATTATTGAACCTAAATTATTTCAAATCAATACTCAGTTTTGTAAGACTACAATGTTAGAAGATTGGCAAGCACAACAACTTTCAGCAGGTGCATGGAACAACGGTTTCGGTACTGACTTTGAAACTTACTTATTAACTAGAATAGGAGAAACTATTGCAAGTTATGTAGAAACTAATATTTGGGACGGAAACAATGGTGTTAACCCCGATACGTTTACAGGCTTTACTCACGCTTCCGGGAATGGAACTTTAAACTCTTTATCTCCGGCAGCCGGTGGAACGGGTGCAATCTCAGCAGCTAACGTTGTTACTCAATTAAGAGGAGCAGTAGACGCAGTACCTAGTGCAGTTTACGGACAAGAGGACTTACATATCTACATGAACACTAAGACGTTCAGAATGTATGTACAATCTCAATCTACTAACGGAAACAATTGGTTTGGAATGGGTTCTATGAATGACGCAGGAGTTTATACTGCATACTTCGAGGGAATTAAGATTGCAGTTTGTCCTGGAATACAAGATGATGTAGCAGTAATAGCTCAACCTAAGAACTTATACTTTGGAACTGATTTAGTATCAGACCAAACTCAAATCAAAATTTTAGACATGTCAGAGCTTGACGGGTCAGATAATTTGAGAGTAGTAGCTAAGTTCTCAGCAGCGACACAAGTAGGAATTGACACTGATATTTCATTATATCAATAATATTAACTAAAAACCTAATTTATTATGGCATGTAATTTAACAAGAGGCTTCGCATTAGGTTGTAGAGATAATGTTGGAGGTATAAATAAAATCTATATTGGAAACTTTGATGGAGCTAATGCTGTTCCTGTGACTACGGCTGCAGGAGAAGTAACAGCTGTTGCAAGTAGTGGGGGTGATTTATATACATACGACTTCCCTATGGGTAACGCAAGTTTCTCAGAAACAGTAGCACAAAGTCGTGCGAATGGTACTATATTCTATGAGCCAACAGTTACTTTAAAACTTCACAAGCATTGTGCAGCTTTAAGAAATGAGTTGGTACTTTTAGGACAAGCGAGAACTATAATCTTTGTAGAGCTAAATCATACAGACGGGACGAACAATACCGTTTATGCTTTAGGACTTACAAACGGAATGATGTTAGAAACTTCTAACAATCAGTCGGGGACTGCATTCGGAGATTATACAGGTTTAGAGCTTTCTTTCAAAGGAATGGAACAAGCACCGGCTTATGTGTGTGATAACACAATGGCTTCATACGCAGTAACGCTTACTTCGGGAGCGTTCGGACAATGCTAGACTAAGATTTGTTTTGTTTTGTGAAATGGGGAGTGGTTTATTAAGCTGCTCCCTTTTTCTTTAATTTAAAAATACAATTATGAAATTGAAACTAAAAAAAGAACACGAATATCAGTATATTTATTATCAAGGTAGAAAGTGGGACTTCAAACTGTTATGTGATAACGAAAAGAAACACCTTTTTAATAATGGTTATGAGTGGCTATTTGAAAGATTATCAACAAAAAAGAAAAAGTAGTAGTATATTCTGAGATAATACCCATTATATATTATGATACACACAGTAGTTGCAGCTAACGGGCAAAAGTTTGCATTTTTCTTAACATTAGAAGAATATAGATTACACCCCACAACACCTCACTTAAGGTATTTGTTCAAGTTTACAAATGATATGACAAGCGAGATAGTTTATGCTTACCCTTTATGTAATACAACAACACTTAACACACAGGGACACATGAAGCAAACGGACAGGTATACTAGGGCTACTTTTGAATGGACGTCTTCTACTAACGATTTCTTAACTTTAGGGCTTGACGCAAAAGTAAACTTAAGACCGGCAGGGTTTTGGTATTATGAGGTGTACGGGATAGAGATGGGAGAAACTTGGGACACTAATTTAACTCCGGGTTGTGCGTGTTGTTACCTACCAAAAGATGAACTTGGTAATTATTGCACAGCACTAGAGGTTAGTAGTCTTGGTTGGAGTTGCACACATGACGGCTGTGATGAAACTTTAAGAACGGACAGCATACATTTGGTTGAGGAGGGTAAACTACTAGTAACTGAGATGAAAGGAAGTGAGGAAGTAGAATACACACAACAACCGTACATAAAAGGAAATAATACTATATATATAAAAACATAAAAAATGAGCACATTAGACACAAACAACGTCCTATTACGTGAGGGATTAGGAAAAGGAAAAACAACAATACTAGAGGGTGGAGAGAATACAACAGGTGGAGATTTCTACGCTGCATACTTCCCTGTTGCCACTAAATTAGCAGGTATAACTTTTGGAGGTGGGACTACTATTTCCGGAGCAGCAGGAACTACTTTTGACACATTAGTATTAGCAGCAGGAACAACAATACTTTTGAGAATGACCGGAATAAGTATTACAACGGGCATGGTAATATTATATACTGAGGAAGACCAAAGAGTTTCTGAATAATGAAAGGTTTGTCGTTAGGAAATATAATTGCGGTTGATAGTTCTTTATGGGAACCTAGCCTCGATACACATTGTATACAACATTTGAAGTACCCACCTTACGAGGCTTCTAATAATATAATTTTTAATACTTCACCGACTGTTGGTACATGGAAATCTGAGACGGTGGGATATCATGCTTCACAATTAACTGCCAACGACCAACCTACATTACAAAAATTTACAACAGGAGGTATTTATTTTGATGGTGCTAATGCTCATTTAGATTTCTTAGAATACGACTTAACAGGAGAGTTCACAATTGGTTGGAAAGGTAAATGTACCTCAGCTGTTAATTATACTATAATAGCTTCTAACACAGCAGTTGCACACGACTTCATTAGAATTAACGACACATCATCTTTACGTGTAAAAATAGACGGAGTTACAAAAGGTTTTCCGTCTGACAACTTAGGAGAATTTGACGGAGAATTTTATTTTATATTAGCAAGAAATAGCTCAAATTTAATTACCTTATGGGTAAACGGAGTTAAGGCTACTACAACATCTACTTTAGCCGGAACATTTTCACCGAACGCAATAGCTGTTAGAACAACTGATACAAACGACTTTATAGGTGACTTTTATGATATATCAGTTTTTACTAGCACTAGCGACGACCTAACTGATAATCTAAATCAATATCTTGCGGACATACCCGGACAAATACTTTAACAAATGAGTAAAAAGAATAAAATATCACACAACAATATAATGCAAGTGCATTTAGCACAAGCTACTGCACCTGCAATTTCAGAGGCAGTTGGAATGGATTGGATATTGTTTGGAGAGGGAGATTATAAAAATCAGTACCCACAATTCTTAGTAGACTTATACTATAATTCCTCAACACATGCAGCGATTGTAAACGCTACAAGTGAAATGATTGCAGGAGTAGACATCTCAATGGATATAGACGAGGAGCAATTAAGTCCGGAAAATTTATTTGAATTTAATCAACTATTAAAAAATATAAACCCTAAAGAAAGTTTGCACGAGTTAATCAAAAAGGTAGCATTTGACTTAAAACTTCACGGAGGGTTTGCACTTAATATTATTTGGAGCCAAGATGAAGAACAAATATCAGAAATATATCACGTTCCCGTTGAGCGTTTGCGGGTAGGAAAGCCAAATGATTTGGGCGTGACAGACACGTATTACGTTTGTTCTGATTGGGCTAATTATAGAAAGCCCGGAAACAACCCTACTCCTGTTCCTGCTTACAACCCGGACGAGAAAGCTCCAAGTCAAATTTTATATACAGGAACATATAGTCCGGGAATGGATATTTACCACACACCCGACTATGTAGCTGCAACTAATTGGTGTTTAACAGACCAACAGGTTTCAGAATTTCATTTAGCTAATATAACAAACGGACTAGCTCCTAGTTATTTTGTATCTATGAATAATGGTATACCAACTGCTGAGGAAAGACAACAGATAGAGCAACAATTAACAAACAAGTTTGCAGGTGCGTCCAATGCAGGAAAATTTATACTTACCTTTAATGAGGATAAAGAAAGAAGTCCGGAGATTACACCGATTACAGTTAGTAATGCAGATAAACAATATGTAGCACTTAACGACTTAGTTATACAAAATATAATGATAGGTCATAGGGTAACAAGTCCAATGCTTTTGGGTGTAAAGACTGAGGGACAATTGGGAGGTAGAAATGAATTGCTTGAAGCGTTTGATTTATACTTAAATTCGGTAATCAAACCTTATCAACACATAATATTAAAAACCTTTACAAATTTACTACAACAAAATAACGTATTTATACCTATAATGTTTCAGCAAACATCTCCTTTCTCTAATAAGTTTGGGTTTGATACTATGAAAGAAGTTATGACTGAGGACGAGATAAGAGAGGAAATGGGATTAGAGCCGTTAACAGCTGAGGACGTAACACAAGACCAAGAGCTTTCATCTCACGTTTCAAAAAAGCTAGAAAATTGGATTGAGGAGTTTGGAGAAATGGAAACTGACGAGTGGGAGTGTATAGATGAGGAAGATGTAAATATTGAACATGAAGAATTTTCTTTTGAAAGAGAGCTAAATAAAACCTTTTTGAAAAAGCATAAGTTTGATATGAACGATAGCTCAGAGCAAGA